CTCTTAACATGACTAAATACGTGCTTTTAGACGCCGACAAGGTTGTTGATATTGATTTTTCTGAAGTTAAAGAAACAAGCGAAGACACCTTACGATATTCGCTAGACGGAACTAAGACGTTTGTTAAGTATGAAGGAGACACTCCTAGCTTTTTAGAAGGGTATTCAGCTTTGACCAAAGCGGAACTGAAAGTTGAGTTAAATAACGGGAATTGGGATACAATGAACGCGCAAGATGTCGAGTTATACGACACGAATAACTTATGAACCCTTTATCCGCAGAAGAAGACGGAATAGTGAACCATGCCCATCCAACGCAACCAGCCTTCTCCAGAACGCCAGAGCGTCCTATCGTTTGTATCACCAAGCGTTGCGGACCTGCTGTTCTACGAAACGGTTGATGCAAAGACGGTTGGGGCTGGGGGAGGTAAAACGGTAATTGCTATCTCGTCCGCTACGCAGGCGGTTGAGGTCACCGCTGGTGGCACCTATGACGGAGACTACCATGAATCTGGTTTCCTTGTTCAAGTGACTTCTACGGCCCACGGGTTTGTTGTTGGTGATGTGGTCACCATTATAAACGCCCCAGACGGCAGCAACGGCTTAAACCCGAATGGGACTTTTGAGATAAGAGAAAAGGACACAAACTGGTTCAAATACTTTGTCCGTGGCTCAGGTTCAACCAGCACTTGGGGTGATGCTGCCGTTACAGCGGCCAATACTGTCGTCTATAAAGCACACCCACAATACGGAACGGCCCACCCCGACACGGAAAAGTTCCCCAACCACAAGTTGTGCCACGTTAAACAAGCCGACCCTAATGGTTTGTTCTTTCAGTATTTTTACGCCGCAGAGCGCAACCACCAAGACGATTACAATTTTGAGTTCAGCCAAGCGGACTTAGGGGGAAATAAATACGACACTGTTGTTCGGACGTATGTTACCCTGCGGTCTGACTTTTCAGATGTTGATGGGGAGTATCAAGCGGGTGACCCCATGCCAGATCCGCTGAACCAGTTCTCTGCGGACAACGCAGTTCTATACAACAGAGATGCCACAGGCTATGGAGCCGTTGATGAGGACGAAACAAGCGTAGACTACATCCTGATGACGCGCCAACAGAAGCGCATTGGGGATCAGGAACTTGACGGCTTGTTTGTTGTTGAGCAGCGTATTTACTTTAGACGTATTGATATTGTTACCCAGAAGCTGGATGACACAACCGATGGGGTTCTTAAAACGGTTGTAAAACTTATCTACAGGGGTGAGACAACTTTTGTAACCGCTGATGGTGGCACATCTATAGCAGGGTCTGAAGATTGGGAAGCTGATGTTAATTGGGGCCTGACTGCCGCTGGTCAGAATATTGAGTGCCAGCAACTTAGCCACGACTGGTGGCAGGTCACTATTCAGGATGTCATCCCGCAGGATATAGTCACCGATCTTTATGGGGGAAAAGTTATACGGGATTACGACACATGGCAGAACTTCACTTGGCCTGCTGTTGTTGACGGAATGCACTTTAACACGGCCAACAGAAAAGACGGAGCCAGCCAGACCACGGTGACTGTCCGAATGAAGGAGGGCAAGGATGGCTTCAGCGGCCCGACTAAGATGACCGTTAAGCAGATATGGAAAAAAGATAACTTTGATTCAACAATACCTACACCTGTTGTGTTTAAGACATCTAGTGCTACATACCGAGGTATTCAATACAATGTTAGTGTGCGTAATGTTCTCACCGAGGCAATTACCCTGATTGACTTTATTGGCACGGAACACCCGACCTACAAGCTGGGTGAATACGCTTTCCCTAAACCGTGGTGTAAGGCGTCCAGCCCAACTGATTGGGATGTAAATGGGGATGGTTCGGCTTTTATTGGTGCTGCAACTCAGAAGCCTTTTAGGGGGGGCTATCTATTGGAAGTCGTTTGGGTTCACCCACCGTCATAGTAAATGAGTGACGCCTTCGATGCCTTGCAAAGACCAATGCCGACAGGCCCCCAGCCTGACGGATCTGTTATTGGTGATTTTGATGCCAGCCTCAACCCTCCCGAAAACCCTGAGCTTCTGCACCGCCCCCATGCGTTTGCGCTGATGCACGGTGACGGCGGCGCTAAGATTTCTTACGGTCAGTTGCTTTGGCGGGTTGATCGGTTGAACTGGCATTTTCATGGGGATGCGGGGGGTAGCACATCAACATCGGCTGCTGATGCCAATAAATGTTTTGGGGCGGGGCAAGAACGGGCTATCGAAGGTCTCAACGCTAAAGTCCCCACGATTGATACGGAAGATGGGAAAGCAATGTCTGCTAATATCAATGACATTGACGAGGATGGGATTCCTACTGGATTAAAATACCATCAACTAAACGGGTTTGGGACTGTGTATCTTTATTGGAAGGTTGATCTTGACCATTCTGATATAGTTACAAAAGCGTGGGTCTCTGTTAGCAGCACAACTTTAAGGGATTTGGCCGCAGTCGACACGGACCACGACGCCCACAATCGGTTTACAAATGCCCATGATGATGCTGATGGGGGGACATATCGGGTTGAGATCGGAACTGTTACGGAAGGATCCCCCATACAGCAAAAGCTCTCTAGTGATGCTTTCTGGTCTACGGTGGTTATGACGCGCACGGTAGCTTAATGCACGGCAACTCCGCAGTCACTTGTTTTGATAGGTTCTCTTTTCAAAACCCTCATTTTAATGTCCGCATAACCCAGTCACTACAGGTTAGCGTCTTGATTGAAAGTTTTCTTAGGCTGTCTACTTACCTACCCCGCGAACTATCTGAAGTATCGAGAAAGGCGTTCGACGCGGGGAACAAGTTTTGCAGCCTACCCTATTTGATTATTTCTGATTCCGGCGACCGTGTAGCGGTGGATACGCATGAAGGCCGTCATAGGTCTAAAGTCTTACTAGACAACGGTTACACCACCCTGCCTGTTGTTATTTTTTACAGGCACGACGATCCCAACCCCAAGCCTTGGCCCGAAAAGATCCACGCGCAGGAAGACGCAGAAGATCCCGATTACTCAATCCGTTTTCCCGCCCCACTCGGCCTTCACCCTTGCGATTCCCCAACGTAGCTTGATACGCCCTGCGGCGGTTACCATGATTGCTTCGTCAAAAAGCGTCTGTTGTGGGTGGCCTGATTTAGCTGAAATTTGAAACCAGTTCTCTTCAAACACCTCTGTCCGGTAGAGAACCTTCGGCCCCCATGCGTTCCATGAAATCTGGAACAACTCAGTGGTGCCCCACCCCCGCTCATTCTGAGTAAAAGCCATACCCACTTGCGGCATTGGCGGTGGGGGAACCAGTGTTTTGTTTGGCAGGGTTTTGGACTTTTGAAGCCCTTGGGGTGGGTATAACACCACCCTACCTCCTTTGCCCATTGTCTGAATTACAAGTGTGGACGGGATAACCACCTCCCCATAGTCCCCGCTGGAACCAACCTTCTTCCACACGCCGTCAAAATAATACCTGTTGTAGTCACCTCCTTCGTCGTAAAGCCACACAATGTCGTTGGGGCCAAACCCCTTAGACTGCTCGATCCTTGAATTATTTAGTGGGATAGGGATGGGGAACCCTCTATTCAAAATATTAAAACCGGATTTAAGGTAGTAGACCATTGGATCTCGGCGCACATACCCGCCGAAGGCAATCAGCCAGTCGTTCTCAGCACGGGATTCAATAAAGAACCCCCTGTCATGCGGAATAGCGTATCCCGACATATCGGCGTTCCGATACCCCACCGCTTTCCAGCCGTTATTAAAATAAAACTGGAGCCACCTGCCCCCTTCCTTGATCCACACAATATCCGCTTCCCGTGCCTCGGCACTGCCTTCCTGTAGTCCCGACTCGTTGTATTGCCCAAAAGTTTGACCAATCGTCTGACTGTGAATCCCGCTTGTTGTTCGGGTGACGTTGACGCTGATCGGGGTGGCTGTGTTGGCTTCGACCAATTCAGTGTGGAACCCGAATAGGGGGGTAACAGACTCTTTCTGTGCTTGTAGAAAGGGAGAAAAGAAAAGCGCAAAAAGCCCTAGAATACTGGAGGCTTTATTCTTCATAACAACATATTAAACAATGCATCTAAGAAAGCAACTCGCTGGTCATGGTCTTGACCGCTAAAGCTGTATTTGTTAGTTTGGGTTATGGCCACGCTGACAGTGAACGGAGTGGAAGACGCCCTCTTGGAAATATGTGGTTCCAAGGGTGCTAACTCCGCACAATTCCTTAAAGAATTGAATATGGCCCTGCCCCGCCTTTACAATATGGGGCTTTGGCGGGATCTGGTTTTTGAACGCACCATCAGCACAACTGACGGGACATTTACGTTGCCCGATTATGCTGAGTCTATTGTGTCAGCCCTTGTTGATAATGACCCTGAAAAGGTTCGCGCACAATTCCACGATTATCGGATTGTGGGGCGCAATGAAGATGGGAATACCTTGGAGGCGTTTGGTATTGTAGACGATGGCTATGCCCCGACTATCAACGAGCTAACTACGTCTGACGATTACACAGGGTATCAGTTAAATGTTTACCCTGTGTTTCCCAATGTCGCGCTCCCTTCGGTAAGTGGGTCTGCTAACATTGTGGTGGAATATGAGGTCCTAGCTGGTTCAGCAACGTCAGATGTTAGTTTATCTGGTGCTGTAGTTTCCGGTGTTGGAAGTGGCCTAGACATCCAAAATGTAACAGAGATCCGCGTGGGTGGGGATGATTTGACCGCAGAGGTTGATGTTGTAGCAATCCCAAGAGGATACACAACAGACCCCACCCTTACTCTTTCTGGAACGACCATTTCGCAGACAGGAACAGTGATTACTATTCCTGTTACGGATGCCTCTGATGTGGTTGTTGGGGATATAATCTCCCTGACGGGGTGGCCTGTATCTTCACCGGGTTCAATAAACCCCTTAGGTGAATACAGGGTTACGGGGGTAGACACGGACGATGATAAAATTTATCTCTACCGAAGCACCGACTCTGAAACTTGGACAGCAGATGGTGATAGCAAGATCATCCACTACCCCGTCCTGAAACTAGCTACTGTTCGTGAGCCTAATTACGTGGCTCGTTTCCGAAGATTCCGTATTGCAAACAGTAACAATCAAAAAGTAACCATGCGGTTGCTTCTTAAACGAAAATTCAAAAAGCTACTTGATAGCAACGACCGTGTTTACCCCTCCAGTCTCAATGCCATTAAGCACGCGATGCTGGGCAATACTGCTGAAGACAATGCGGACCTTGAACGCGCCAATTATCATTGGGGTGTATGCCGCGCTATTCTTGATGAGCAACTTGATGCCCACCGAGGATCAGCTAGGCCCACTGTTAAAGTAGACCCTTCTGGTGTAGGTTCCTACACCTCCAACATGATGTAATAACCCCCGATTAAATGATTCAATACATTACCGAAAATGCAGAACAACTTCTGCAAATCGCAGCCAGCGTTATTGCGGTGGCCTCCCTTGTCGCAACCATGACTCCGAATGAATCGGATAACAAATGGGTGCAACGTATCTCAGGAGTTATTTCGTGGCTGGCCCTTAACGTGGGCAAGGCGAAGAGTAAGTGAAGACGTTCTTCCGTCTTCTAACTGCTGCTTTAGAGGCTTATGTCGAATACGTGCGACTGCAACGAGACAGACATCTCGACGCTCTCGAAGATAGGCTTGATGGCCTTGCTTCCATTGGTGACCCTCATAGCAAGCTGCTCATGGAACGGGTCGCAAAGCGCATCAAGCGCGAACGCCAGCGCATTATACGATCCTCCGACAATCACGTTAATTGAAGGGCAGACCTACCAGTTCAAAGAAGGTGCCCTTGTTGGGCGTAAAAATCATAAGTTCCACAGCGATTACTCCTATCGTCGCGCAGTAATTATTGGTGAGAAATGATAAACTATTCCAAAGTCATTGATTCTCTAGTCGGTATGGGTGCGCCAATGCTGGGCCTCATAACCAGTATGCAGGAACAATTTGAGTATTGGCTTCGTGTTGGTTCCCTTATTGTGGGTATCTCGGTTGGATTAGTGTCCCTTTACCGTGTCCTTAAAAAATGATTGGTATTTGTGTAGGGCATAGCCGCAAGGGAGACGAGGGGGCGTATACTTCTGGTGAGTATTCTATTAGCGAGTGGGACTTCAATAGAGACCTCGCTCGCAGAATAAGCCATGTGCTGAGTGTAGAGCATAAGATTTATTATGATTATGAATTAAACACTTACTCAGCAGCTATCAGGAATGTAGCTCGCAAGATGAAGTCGGATGGCGTTAAGGCCGCTGTTGAGTTGCATTTTAATGCTGCCAGCCCCGAAGCCAAAGGGCATGAGTGGTTGTATTGGCATTCTAGTAAAGGCGGCAAACGATTTGCTGAAGCAATGCGTGGGGAGATGGAAGATGCTTACCCAGAAATGATTTCCAGAGGCTCCAAGCCGAGAGAGTCCCGTCAGCGGGGTTCCGCATTCTTGCGCGAGACCCACTGCTACGCTATAATCGGTGAACCCTTTTTTGGGACCAACATTGATGAATGGCATATGATTAACAATAACAGAGGCAAACTGGCAGGTGTTTATGCACGGGCCATAACAAGGTTTGTAGATGGATGAATCTCCCGAAGAGTATAACAATCGGCGGTGTTCGGGTCCGAATCCGTCTGGGAGATCTGGGAGATGACGACTGCTATGGGATGTATTCTCACCGTCGAAAGCTCATCACCATCGACAAGACCCTCAAAGGCAAGGAACTCCACGACACCGTGCGGCATGAGATGCTTCATGCCAGCCTCGCCATCTCTGGCCTCAGTTATTCTGAATCATATGAGGAAGAAGCCATAGTAAGGTGTATGGACGAGATCTATTTCCCCGCTTGGGAAAGGTTCACAAAAAGATTTAGTAATGAATAAGAAATCTTCAGGAACGGCGACCAAGTCTAATCCAAAGCTATGGTCTCAGGCAAAAGCAGAGGCCAAACAAAAGATGGGGGGAAAACATTCTGCCCGTGCGATGCAGCTTGCCACTAAGATATACAAAAAAAGAGGGGGAGGGTATAGGGGCAAAAAGTCCTCGGGCAACAAATTGAAAAAATGGTCAAAAGAAGACTGGGGGACAAGCTCTGGGAAAAAGTCTTCTGAGACTGGTGAGCGGTATTTACCAAAAGCTGCCAGAGACAAGCTGTCCCCCGCACAAAAAGCGGCGGGTAACCGCAAGAAACGTGCCGCCACAGCCCAAGGAAAACAAAAAGCTAAGTATACTGATGCCGAACGAAAAGCATTTCTAAAATCAACCAAACGAAAATCGTGAAGAAAGCAGACTTCAAACCACACAAAATGTATCACCCGAAGACGGGTAAAGCCGTAGCTGCCAAAACTTATGGGCAGCACCTCGCCCTCAAGAAGAAAGGATATGGTCATTCGGCACCTAAGAAAAAGGCGTCCAAGAAGACCGCCAAGAAACCCACCAAGAAGAGCGCGTCGTTTACTGAAGCGGTAGAACAAAGAGTTCGCGGGGGTTACAAATAGGATGGCAAAGAAACTACCCCGCCAGTTTTCCAAGGAGCGGAGTAGCAAGTTTATTGCGTTCGCCCCCAATTCTGAGAATGTTAAGCAGGCTTTTGAACGAAGCCAAAAGCTGGGAGTCTTACCCAATTCGTTCACCAAGGGTGGGGGCCGGATGACAGGTTTCCTTGGGGAGATCGCTTTCGAGTTACTCTATCCTGAATCCACTTATGTGGGGGGCCGTTGTTATAGCCACGATTATGAGATCGGGAAAAAGACAATAGATATTAAATCCAAGACATGCACCAGTAAGCCACTCCCGCATTACACAGCTTCTGTAAACTGTCCTAAACTCAAAAAGCCACAAGCGGATTACTATTATTTCGTCCGTGTTCTGAAGGATTACTCAAAGGTTTGGATGCTTGGTTGGATCAGCACCAAGAAATTATTGGAACAGGGAGAATACAAGTTCCGTGGTGACCCCGATGATTATGGGTTCACTTACAAGGTGGATGGGTATCACGTTCCCATCAAATGTCTTCGTCCTGCTGCCAGTCTTTGATTCTGGCGGCACGGGCCTTTAGCTTCCGAAGGACGGTTTCCATCCTGCTTCGTTCCCGTGTGTAGTGCTTGATCTTGTTTGTCAGGAGTCTGTAATCATTTCGAGTGAACTGGATTTGCGCTTCCACGCTATCCAGATCCTCCTCGGCACTACATTCTTCGTCTGATTTTCCCGTCATAAGTTTATTTAAGGAGAAGATTTGGAAATGTCAAACTTTTCCTCTATGTTCACAACCCACACCTTACCACCTCCCTTACCTGAAGAATGCACGGGGCGTATGTTTTTGTTGGTTTTCCCAGCCTCTTCCAAGGTGGACATCCCCCGCCTGACAAATTCCAGATTGTTGCTCATACCCACACTTCTTCCGTTGTTCATGTCGTGAAGCATGACCTGAAATTCTGTCAGGGTGCCTTCCCAATTTATCATATTCGGGTTTAGGTCTCGGCAACGCTTGGAGAATATCTCCACCAGTTCCGCTACTGCTGATCTACTGGAGTTGTCGTAAGCCGCAGATGCCACGGAGTCATCAATGAAGCTGACTACCCCGAAACGCCCGTAGTCCTCGACATCCTGTGGCGGGGTCCAGTCCATGAGCCACTTGGCCAGAAACGGAAGTTCCTCTTCAATAGTCGCCTCCAGTTTCATGTTTGGGGGGAAGTCACTGGTTGATTTGTCCCGCACACGTAGTGCCATCAGCTTGTCTCGGTTACTGCTGTCAAGGGCTGGAATAACGGATAGGCTATTTGCGTCCATATTTAAGGACAAGATAACGCGCCCAGACCACGGAATTGAGATCGCGTCCGCATATTTAGCCATGTATTCGATTCTCGGGTTGGCTACGGCGCGTTTAATTAGCTCTGTTGCCTTCCTTTGATCCTGAAATGAACTCGCACTGGTTGTATCGTCAATTACCCATGAGGCTACTCGACCTAGATCCTTGTTAAACTTTGTGTGTCCGGACAGGTAATCTGAAGCGTCAGAGAAACCACCCACCAGTCCGGAGATAACCCTGTTTGATAAAAGTGACTTACCGCGCCCTGTTGGGCCTACCAGAATCAGGGCCTGTCCTTGGTAGGGCTGCTTCTCCAGCACGGCAGCGTAGAACCGTTTGAGCCATGCAAAGAAATAGTCGGTAGTCGGCTGGGCTGTTGAGTTCTCAAATAACTGGTGTAGCCAGTCATGGAGGAAGGGCCAGTTTTTTGGATCACCGTCATCTGCTGGTTCAACAGGTTCGATAGTTGAAGTATTAAGAATCCTGTTACCGTTGCACTCCACAACCCGTTCGCTGGAAAATATAACAGGCGCAATTTCGCTGATCCGGTTCTGGTTACTGATTACCAGTATGGCGGCTTCCACTTCCGAGAGAGTCTGCCCTTTCTTGAGGCGCACAGAAAAACCCATTTGACGTAATTCCAAGATGAGTTGCTCCCGTGGGATCTGCACGGCTGTGTTAAACAGCAACTTGAAAAAGGTTCGCCCATTAAACCAGTATTCATCCAACAGGTTACCCATCTTCTGCTGCTCGTATTCCTCTACGAACTTGGGGCCGAGAATTTCTCTCCAACTAAGGAAACCTTTCCCTGCCCTGTCCGAGTAGCAGAGCATTCCATCCTCCGTTACCTGACACCCTTCACGGTCTATCCCATCATCCACCCAGAAAAGTGGACCCCTAGCACCGACTTCAAAATCACCAATCCATCTGTTGGGAAATTGCGCTTCGATTTCAGCAGCAACCACATCAATAGGGATAGATGTATCACTTGTTTGCGGGGGCCTTTCTGCTGCCGCCTTAAACAAGGCTGTCTGGGCAATGTTTATTGCTATTGGTGCCCCAATCTTTGTCCAGTCTTCACCTAATTCAAAATACTGTGATGCCTTTAATGATGTAGAGTCAAATCCCGCAAACACCCTGTCTAGCTTAAGGGTAAATTTTATATTCTTCATAAAGAGGTCGAACATCTGCGGGGAGATGGGTAAACCTTCTTCAAATTCCCAGACCAGTCGAATGTAACCAGACTGTGTTTTAGAACGCCAAGTTGGTGGGTAATCTTTGCATTTAACTTGTATGTCTCCATCCACATTGGCCCACTGCACAGGGGCATCATAGTCTGCAACTACACCGTAAATACAATTCGGTGGGTTGTCCCCTGCCACCCGCTCAGAAGGAGCATCCCCCTCAACCATGCTGTAGAACACATGGTCAGTTGTCTTATTCGCGCACCATGCCCTGTAATCTGCCTTCTTTCTAAACTTGGGTTTTACTTTTTTGATTAAGGATAGGTCGTTACTCTTTTGAGTTTTGTTATCTCTAAGGTTCTTAATATATCTATATGTAATCATTTTTCGTATCTTGTAAGTATTGCTCCTTCAGCATCAAGTGGCAGGTCAATCCACTCAGGGGGTTGCGACATGATCTCCACTACCTCCTTGTAAACCTTCTCTGCGTCCTGCGCGTCAGCCTCGATCACCATTTCATCGTGGACATGGAACACGATATTATGCCCCGCACTGCTGACGCGCAGTAGCATGTCACTGAATATATCCCGCGCCAGTGCTTGAGAAGCATTTTCCGCAACCAGTCCACCCCACAGTTTGATAGGCACACGTTTTCCGTTTCTTGGCAGCAATGCCGTTTCCTTAAAATCAGCCCCCCGCTTGATTACTCCGTAATCCAAAACTCTGTCACTTGGCAAGGTGACAGAGAACGGTATCTTATGGGCGCAGCTTGCCTTGATGTCTGCGTTATATTTGGCCCACAGTCTGGTCACCGTGGGCATGTGCGTCCGGTAAATATCAACGGCTGTGTTTGCCTCTTGCTGGGTCATACCCGACATCTCCCTGAAGCGGTTTTTACCTGCTCCGTAACCGCACCCAAGAACCATCTGTTTTACCTTGTGCCTTAGTGCTGGGTTTTCCTTCTTTAGAGATCCGGACTCCTCGCCCCACATATTAAAACGGATGGCGAAGGCTTCGTAGATGTCATCCACGTTAGCGATCTCATCCAGCATTCCCGCATCCTTTGCCAGCCAGCAAAGGGTGCGGACTTCGATCTGACTGAGATCCACCACCACAAGACGTTTACTTTCCTCAGTAGCAATCAGGTGTCGTAGGTTGACCCCGAACATTTCACTGCGAGGTAAATTCTGGAGGTTCAGGTTCCCACCCGATCCACTGAAGCGCCCCGTATGTGCCCCGAAATACATGATGCCTCCGTAGTATCGGTTGTCGGGCATGGTGGCATAATCAAAAGATTCTATTTTCTTCTTTAGGGCATTGATACGCCGCCAGTTTTTCACCGCCCCGACCCACGGATGAGCCACTGAGTGGGTGTCTATCCACTTTTGTGACTCCTCGTTACTAGCCGCTAGACTGGCAGGAGGCTCCAGCCCTACCTTGCGGCACTCGTCATTGAATGCTGCCCTGCTTAAAAGTGGACGCTCACCGTTCCAAGGGATCGACTGCTCCACGTTGAACAGTTCAACCTTGATGGTTTCAAGTTGTTTCTTTAACAGGTCAATGTCGATAGGGATGCCCCCCTGCACAATGTTCCTGTTCAAGTGGCTGATAGCCCGTTCTGTTTCGGGCCATTGCTCATTGTGTTTTAGCCAGAGTTCAAGGCATAGCTCGGCATCCTTGAGAGCATAATCACACACCTCTTTCTGGACTTCGGGCTTCAGTTTGTCCCACCTCTTTCCGGACATCCGGTCGCGGGTGGACTTGCTTACTTCATACCCAAGCGATTCTTCAGCCGCTCCTTTAAGCGAGCGAGGAATTTTACAAAATGCCGCCATATCCGCTGTGCAAAACCACGCTTGCGGTTTGGCTTCTGGCCACCACCCTTCTTTAATTCCATAAAGATGTAGGGTTTCATCGAAGGAAGCATTATGTGCAATTACGATATTTCCGTTAAGGGTGTGCCAATCAAAGTGATCCGGATGGCCAACAAACTTGGTTCCATCGGTCCCCACCACCGAAACCATGTATGCTTCAAATTCGGGGTGGGAAAAATAACCAAGGGGTCCGAGGTTCTTTATTGAGCAGTTCTTATCGTAATACGTTTCAAAATCTAAAGCGTAAGTTTCCACAGGTATAAAAAACCCCCGCCTCAATCAGCAACATAGACACACACCATACAATACTGAAAGAAGCGGGGGCAGAAGAGAGATGTTGGTTGCCCAGCTTTTATACGGTTACTGGACAGGCGATGAATTAACTAGGGAAACAAATCAACAAACCCCGCCGTATTACCCGTCCAACACCTCTGTAATTATCAGTCGCTTGTGGCTTCAAAGGTAAGTGTTACCTCACCATCTTCTGATACCACAATCTCAGGCTCTTCCTCAAAACTGACCTCAGTCTGTTTATGCACTTGGGCTAGACCTAGTTGCATACAGGTTCTGAGGGCATCCAGATTAGTTCGTGCTTCTACAGCCTCCCCAATCTTGGAGTCCAGTTCATCAATCGCTAATGTCAGTTTCTCAATCTCGTCATTAACGATCTTGGTCGTAGGGTCTTGCACCTCGACAAGCTCTGGCTTCTTTTTCTTCTTAGCCATGCCTACTACTGAGTGAACTGCTTGATGAAGGCTATGACCTCCGGATCGGGCTTCTCTTCCGTATCCTTCTGTCGAAGGCTGGGAGCATAGTAAGTCACCTTCCCGTCGATGCTGATCGACTCCAGTTCCCAGAAGACGTTGAATGGTGGGTCTTCTGGCCCCCTAAGCTGACCGTAAGTCGCCAGCCGCTTAAAGGTTTGAGAGTAAGCCATCTTAGCCACGTTCAAGCGACCAAGTGCGTAGTTCTTTCCCCCGATGGGAAACGGGTAAGCCCCTGCACCCTTAGCCTCTTCAGGCTCTGGAAACATAAGGGTGATGTTGGCGAACTCAATGATCGGGTATTCACTATCCTTTTTGAGTTCTGCAAGATCCTCCGGAGTGTAGACAGAGCGTCCCATCTCCCCAACCCCAAAGGGTTTATCCTCACGGAAACCCTTCACGGCAGAAACCGGAAGAGTGGTAACGGGTTGTGCCAGTTCTGTGAGAACGTGCCGCTTGTCGATAACGATGCTACCGTGAGGCGCTTCAATCTGGCTCACTGCTTGCACCACGTTAAGGCGGGGGATGTCGATGTCCTCTGCCGTAACCTCAAACCCACCAGTGTGGGGGACGATCTCGTTTTGCGGATCGTCTTGTTCAACTAATGCTGATGTATCACTCATGTTAATATTTAATGCTACTCTGTTATTTCTCCGAAAGAGTCCATCTCTCCGAAGTGCGGGTGATAATGTCCTGCTCTTCACAAGCGTCAAGAAATTCTTCCACATTTTTTTCTGACACCCCGTTTGCAGCTAGGCACTTGGCAACTTTGGTCACTGTGAGAGAGGCGACTTCCAACAAATCTTCGTCCGTGACTCCGTGATATTTTGCTAGTTCAACCAACTTGTTATGGTCAGAGATTTTACGCAGGGAACCAAGTGATCGTAACGTGAAGTTGTCGTATTCAGCCCCGTCTTTAGCAACTGCGATTGCCTTCTTACGAATCGTTTCTGCCCACTTAGACAAGGTGCTGCTAACGGCAAACATCTTCTCCAGTTCCGCAGGATCATCAATGGCTCCAATTTGAAACTCAGGAAGAGTGTTATCCAGTTGTGATGAAACTGAGATAGCGAGTCCCCCCAAGGCTGGACATTTTTCTTCATGCCGACAGTAGACGCAGTGTGCTGTTGGTTTAAGTGTGTTCATATCGGGCGTTCCCTTTTCCCACTTGGGCCTAGTGATTGAGGCCGACTTGATGACACTTGTGATAGCGGCTTGTAGCGCACCAACATCACGCCTCTTAAATGTGTGGTGCAGGGTTACCTCTCGCTGGGGGACATAGAATACAAAAGTGATTTCAGTAAGGTCTTCAAACGCTTGGAAAGCACCGATGGTGTAGGCCCACGCTTGCCAGTTTGTTTCAGGCGGGTCTATCTTCGACACCCCTGTCTTGTAGTCAGCCATGACCGCAGTGTTGTTGTCGAATATGGTAAGCCGATCACAAGTCCCCCATGTCAGCACACCGTCATTCAACTTGATGTCGAGAGCGATCTCCATGTGGTCCGAACTGTTTTTGTTGTCCCCCCTTGCGGCTAATAGGAAAGCATCTTCCTCCTCGATAATCTGCTCGTAGATTGTCACCTCGTCGGCACCCTTCAACCCTGATGGGTCACGCACCTCCAGAGCTTCGTGGATGCGGGTTCCTTTCTCAGCAGCGGGGCTTGTGCCATCCTTGCCGTGGTAACCACTGCATTTTGCGATATACTTCAATGCCGATGGTGAAAACTCGGCGTGGTCTCTGTCAGCGTGTGGAGAACTCATAGTCCTCCCGTCTACTAATTTTTCTGTAAGCGAGTCAAATAATATCTCGCAATAAGAAACGCATCAATCATCCCGTCATGGGGTGTGCGGCACCTTTTATTTTTTAACCAATTCTCTTCGGGGGCAAGTTCCTGCGCCACACCTAAAGCGAATATCTTTGATTTCCCTTTAGCCATTACTCCCAGCATTTGCTTCTGCCACTTGTGGACTGAGATGCGGTTCACCTCAAACTCACTGCATTCAGCCATGCCCATTAGTTTCCCAAAACTAAGAGCCATTGATCGAACTGCCTGCGAACTTTTTGCAAAACCTAATGGTTCCTCAACAGCGAGAATGAAGGGCGTTTCCAAATCGAGGAGCCATTTTTTTATCTTCGCCGTATCAATTTCAGTCTTCTTCGATCTTTGCATGGTGGGCATTGAGCATTTGTCAATAATCCCGCCGTCGAACTTGGATATGGCGCACAGCCCCCCTTGAAGTCCGTTGTCTATTCCAACTATCACTTTTGTTCTAAGATGGTATTGCGTGGGCTGAAACGATTAACCCGTTCCCTTCTGCGGGTGCAAAAAAGTCGTAACCCTTTTGTAGAGAACGTATGTAAGCCACATCCTTGGCATTAGAGGGGATTACCCTGTAAAATTTACCCACCCGTTCCTGCACCTTGAATGTAAAATCATTCCGCACAGGGTCGTCCTGCCGAAAAAGAACCTTGGGGTTTTTTTCCAAAGCCCTGTTTTTTAAAATATCACTCATTCATCAATGATACTTGTATCAAGAAAACAGGGGGACTCCGGCCCCAAGTCTGTGTCTCTCAACTGCTCCAGAGCCAATTCAGCCTGCAATTCGGTAAGCCCATGTTTCTTTTTTAAAATAGAGAGGGTCATACTGGATGAATAGCACGCTATTGCTGGGCGGGATGGGTGTTCAACAACACCAAGAAGGGCTTCCTTAAGTTCAGAAAATAAAACGAGTTTAGGTTCGCCCCCTTTTTCTTTGCCATCCACGGCACCATAGCAATTAAAGCTCAGTTGCCGCTCCGCAAATGGGTCGTCCATTGGGTCATAATCAATACCCACACCATCAAAATCATTTATCATTCGGCTCGATGTCGATTACTGGTTGCACACTGCCCCTACCCTTATCAGCTTTTGTGTTGTTCAGGATAGAGATGTCTATTTGCATCTTACTGTTACCGCCAGCCTTTGCATTGAGGCCAAGGCTTCTGCGGATAATTTGATCCAGTTGGTCAAGATCCTTTACTGTTCTAGGCCCCCTGAGATTTTTAATATTATCGCGCATTAGCTTAATACCAGCGGCTGCGATGTAGTGCTGGTATTTTTCTGCGGGTGTAGTTTGGCTTTCGGCTATTTCCATAATGGCGTTGTCCTCTTCTACACGGGCTTCGTGTTGGGCCGATAAGATGGCCTCTCTCGTTCTCTTATCTAGGTTGTCCTCAAGATCCCTAGCCAGCTCGTCAGCATCAAACTCAACTTCAGCTTCTGGATTAACTTCGGTGGGCTGCTCGTAAGACAAGCCCTTATGTTTCTTTCGTGGTGGTAGCCCTAATTTCTTAAACCATCTCCGCACTGTTCCGGAATGCACGCCGAGTTCCTTGGCGATAGCTACTGTTTTCCAGTCCGCATTATACAATTTGACCGCTCTTTCTTGCAGGGTCTCTTTGGGTTTGTCAGCAGCCACGATCTTTATTACGTTACTCTTTAATTATGGCCAAGAAGAAGCGTTCCTTCAAGACGATACTAGAGCCACGGATTGATCCCAAGACAAAGAAGATGGACGTAGGTGGGTTACTTATACCACCAACAAGCGTCTTGACAGGTTTGCTGTATGGTTTTGCCCACCATGATTCTGTGCGTGCTAAGGAGTTTTATTTCTGGCGTATCTGCGATGAGCTTTGGAACCACCCAGACTTACCAGAAAAGTTAATGATTAAACACCCGTGGGCCGAGCAGATGATTCGGGCCGCGCTAAACAATAAATATCTTTCCATTGGGGGGTCCGCTTCCTCCGGTAAATCACATACGATGGCAGCGTGGGGAATCGTAAACTGGTTGTCTCAACCGAAGGACACCTTAGTCCTGATGACATCAACCACGTTAAGGGAAGCCCGTAAACGTATCTGGGGTTCTGTGATGTCTCTCCTTACCGTCATTGAAGGCGCTCCGATTAAGATTCGGGACTCCATTGGTAATGCTGCCTACATTGACGAGAACGGCACTCTTATCGAGAGGGCGGGTATTTCACTGATCGCGGCAGAAAAAAGTAAGACCCGTGAGGCGGTGGGTAAATTTATTGGTATAAAGCAGAAGAGAGTATTCTTAATTGCTGATGAGCTTAGTGAACTTAGTGAAGCTATTTTAAATGCTGGTCTTTCTAACTTATCTAAGAACCCATATTTTTCTTTGGTTGGCATG